CAAATTTAAGTCTGCCTTTAATAAAGGTGACTTTGTGGCGTATGGCGTAATCGTGAAACCATTGCGTGTCAGTACGAGCTGGTAAAAGCATGACAATTGACGCATGCTGTGACTCCTGGTGTGCTTTTTTGACCCACTCTTTAATGACTCGACCGTATGGAGGATTGCACCACACACTCTCACCAGCCCAAGACATAGCCAAACCGTCACGCAACTCTGGGTTGTTATGGTCTAAACCAAACCATTTGGCTGTTTTGTGATTTGATGAACTAGCTGCAACATCAAGTGTGAAATTGTGTATCGCGTCCAATTGATCAAACAAAGCTTGCGGTGTTGCCCAGTCATCCGTTTGGCTGACTGGCATGTACGCGCTCACCGACAACCACCGCAAAACCAAATAACCTTTTCGTGTTTGTCATAGCCTTTTTGGTAGCCAAATGAGTCAAGCTTTGTAATCTGTGAGCATTTGTCACACTGCTCTACTTTGTACTCAGCGACTACTTCACCATTGCAAAGCAGCTTGCACGTCATTGTTTTGACGTCGATCATCTCCATGTAGTCACTCATGGCAACCTCACAACCCACTGACCTGTACTGCCTAGCTGATACCAAACAGGGTCACACTGGTTTGCTTTGGCTTTCTCGGTGCAGAAATACCCGCCCCAAGCTTTACCAGTTTTGGCTGACTCGCCTGTTTTCCAAACGCGTGTGCCATGCTCGCAGCGTGGCTTTTCCTCGACCAGTTGACCGCCCAATTGGTTTGCAATTTCGTCAATTGATGAACCCAGCGACGGTATGCCAGATTGCTCAGCTTCTCCTGCTGTGGCGTAACTAGGCACGTCGCCATGCTTTGTTGTCCAATAGTCATAATCAGCCTTGACATCAGCTGTGGCAACCTTTGTTGATAGCTTCTCGACCTGTTCCATAGTTTCGCGCGTAGCCTTTTCAGTGCCACCCATGACCAACGCCATAACCCTCATCAAAGCTGAGGTCGTCGTATCCTCGACAAACCAGCGTTTCATGTTTGGGTTGTAAGCTGCAATAAAGCCGTATGCATAGTCAATGCCTGCTGGCTCGATCTCAGTTTGATTACGCCAAGCCTTAGCCTGTACGAGTATGTAGCCTTTCTCAGCATTGAACTCGACAATGTGTGCTTGCAAACGCCCCTCTGGGTAGGTTGCGTTCCAACGGTCTGTGCGCTCTTTGTTGCCCTCGTAGTTATCCAAAAATGCCATTAGTCAGCCACCTTGTTGCTCATGTGACGGCTAATCGCTTTACGGCGTGCCATGCCCTCGCGCTTGCCTTCCTTGAAACCTTTGGCATAGCCAGCTGCGCCGCCTAACACCATGAGAAAGATTACGCCAACCAGACGACCCAAAGTCTCTGGGTCTAATAGATCAAGTACCATTTAGAATTCTCCCGATTTCTAGGCGGCAGGGTTACCACCTGACATCAGGGTGACGCATGATCGACGCGCGGTCAAGGATTGTGCGTGTTTGTCGGCGTGTCCTGTGGCTTTGGCTTTGATTTAAGTCCGTTACCAGCCAGCACACCGCCTAGCGAACCTGTAAGAAAGATTGCCAGTGTTTTCAATAAGTCAATAAATGCAGCGTCATTGGGTGCTTGTGCCCCAATTGGCTGTGTGACAAAGATCAGCGCATAGGTAATGCCAACGGTAACAACCAGAAACACCGCAGCTAGTGTTGCCCCAATAATCAGGATTAGCTGCGCGTGTATCTCCTCTGGTGATTTGCGTCGTGCTGGCTTATCACGGGTCAATGCCAAGTAGGTCGTCAGTGCATGTTCCAGTTGGGAGGCATTGCGGTTTCTGACACTCCGCTTTTGACCAGTTGTCGAATTCTTGACACTCATAGCGCGTCCAGCCTTGATACCCGCAAGCGGACAGGATTAGTGCAAGTGCCCAAACCAACCCTGCCGCCGCAAGTTTCTGGCTACTTCCCCAAGTTGCCAAAACTTTTGTCGTTTGGATTAAGCCAGCGCAAGATCACTGGCGCAACAGCTGCTGCCCCTGCCATTGCTAATGTCTTTGGGTCAGTCACACCTGCCATGTATAAGGCAAGTGCTGCTGCCAGAAATGAGCGCGCCCATGAGGCTGCTACGGCTTTTGCTTGTTCCATTTTTTGCTCTCCTTTTTGACTGCGGCTGCTTTTGCAGCTGGTGCATCTACCTGTGGAAATTCGCCCTTGTATGGCACAAATTTAGGTATGCCAAAACCGACGATTTCCTTGCCTTCACCGTATGACCTGACCTTGACCATGACCATGCCACCGTTGCGTTGATCGCCTGTCCCAGACGTGTTGCCTTCAATGGTTAAGCAGGTCTTTGTGTCAATTAGTCCGACCACAATGCCAATGTGTGAAATGCGATCTACGCCGTCATGCGGAAAGTCCATGAAAGCCAAATAGCCAAGCTGAGGCATTGTTGACCAACGTTGCATTTCCTTAAATTTATGCGCACCAACAGCTGTGCCAACCACGCTGTGCATTTTTACACCTGCCTGTGCAGCGCACCAGTTAACAAATGAACCGCACCACGGCAAGCCGTCTGCCTTTGTAAATTTGCCGTACTTGGTCAGGTTATCGCCTTCCTCAATTGTGCCAACCTCAGCTGCGGCAACCTCGATCAACCGTGCATTTGTACCGTCAGGATAACTCGACATTTTTTGTCCTATCTTCAATTGGTGGTGCAACAAATACGTCATTTGCTTCGTCGTATGTAAAACCGACTCCCGCATAAACACCGCGAAAGTTTGCATTGTATGAAGTCTGAACCCAACGACCGCCAAGATTATCGATTAACCATTGATAACCTTCGTCACCTGCTGGGTCGTTGTTATCGCCAACCAAAACGCGTAACACAACATTGTTTTCATCTAATTCTGCCCAATGACTCATGCTGCCACCGCCGTTTTTAGATAACGTACAACGATTACACCTGAACCGCCTGCACCGCTTGTTCGTGTAACCGACGTGCCAAATGTTGTTGTGTTGGCACCAGCACCGCCACCACCACCGCCTGTGTTAGCTGTGCCTGCTGTTCCATTTGCATTTGACCCGCCTGCGCCACCGCCGCCTGTGCCCGCTGTGCCAGCTGTTCCTGTGCGAACTCCACCACCACCGCCGCCTGCGCGAGTTGTACCAAAATGAGCTGCGCCTGCGCCTCCATTGCCATTTGTTCCTGATGTTGCTGTCGTACCTACCGCACCAGCACCGCCACCACCGCCACCTTTGATTGTAGGTGTGCTGTCTCCAAAACCTGAACCGCCAGCATAACCTTGACCAGATGTCGCTGCGCCGCCTGAGTAGCCACCATAATTGACTTCTACTGTGTCACCATAAGCTGCGCCACCACCACCTGAGCCACCTGATTTTCCGCCAGCGTTGAATAAATCTCCACCGCCACCACCAGTTGCACTAGCTGCGCCCAATGATGAGGCTGTGCCATTGTTTCCTGTGTTGTTGTTTGCAGCTGCACCACCACCACCGATTGTCGCTGTTAAATTGCTTGATGCGCTTTGTCCTGTTGCATAATTTGCACCACCAGCACCACCACCACCACCGATTGTCCATGCGTTGCTGTTGTAAGAACTCGCACCACCACCTGAACCACCACCTGCAATGATTATGCGATCAAAAATCAACGTGCCACCGGTAATGCCCAAAGTGCCACTAGCTGTAAATGTGCGGTAATAATAGGTTGCATCTGATGTTAACGTGCCACCTGTAACGGTAGGCAACGCAACAAATTTGTTAAGCCCAATACCTTTGAGCGGACTCACGACGCTAAATCTCCAATAAGTACCCATGTGTCAGTCGCTTTTTTCCATAGTGATGCGCCTGAGTATTGACCTGTCAATTTAAGTTTTGCACCTGATGAGTTAATTGTTACACCAGCACCACCGACTGTGACCTGACCTGCACCGTATTGCAACAAGTCAATGCGAGTGTTAACAGGAAATGCCACGCTGGCGTTTGTAGGTATCGTCAAAGTGATTGCTGAGGCATTTGTTAATGTCACCATTTTGCCTGCGTCAGCTGCTACAAGTGTGTATGTCGTACCTGTCTGAGCATTTTCAATTGCTTGGTTTCCCACTGCATAATCAAACGCTAAAGAGATTGCACCGCTTGTGCCGCCGCCAGTTAGACCAGTGCCAGCAGTGACAGCTGTTATGTCACCAACGTCATTTGTGATCCATGTAAAGTCTAAATCTGTTGCTGAGGCTTTAGATAGAATTTGACCTGTTGTGCCGCCTTTAAGATCGACAAAAGCAGTGTCAACAGCCTGACCAAAAACCTCAAAGTCAGCAGGTAAATCTGTGACTAAGTCGGTTGAGGTTGGCATTTGCCACCCAAAGTTTGTTGTTGGATTTGCCATTGTTTCTCCTTCTTAGGTAACTATTGTTGCACGCGCCCAGTCGAGTGTTGGCGACACGCCCGACCAAGTAAATGCAGCTGAAATGTCGTCCCACGCCAACGAGCTGAGCGAGTAAGCAGTAGGGGACAAATTGAGTGTGACCGACAATTGATTATAAGAGGCTTGAAATGACCAGCCCTCTACAAAACCCTGAAAGATTGCGTCCATGTTTAATGGCAAATCATTGATTGCCACGGCTTCACCCATAAACACATTGATGAGATCGTCACGGTCGGCATTGTCTAGCTCTGGGTTTGTAAGGTCAAAGGTAATCTGGCTAAAAATAGGTTGTGGGTTTTTGCGTAATGCCAAATAAAAATTGGCTTGCTGGGTTGCATCTGCTGAGTTATGTAGCGTCGTATTGATGATCTGAGCCAAACTGCCGTATTGGGCAATTGATGTGGCATCACTAGCTGATTGCTCTGAGCTGCTGGTTGCGTCGTATTTGATTGTAATGTTGTTGCGCACGTCGCCTGCTCTAGTTTCAATGCGTATGCCAGCTGCGCGTGCATTATTGGCTGACAATTGTACATAGCCGTTTGTGGCTAAATACTGTGCGCGGTGTGTTGCATCAGCGTAAGAAATGCGACCTTGCGCGTCCTCGTAAATGTAACCAAGACCAGAGGTTGCCAATGCTGAGACTAAAGAATAAACATCTGTTCGCTCACTTGATCTAGCTGCAAGCTCATAATCACCAGGGCGATCAATGCTGCCTAACCCAGTGTTGCCTGCTGCTGCCCATGTAGTCGTTGGGTTGTAGGTTGCCCACGTCAAAGACGCTGGTACTTGTCCCCAATTACTAAGCAAAACACCAGACAAAATTTCATAAATCTGATCACCGTCAAAGTCTTTGGAAAGCACGCCGTCAGTCAAAACCTTTGGCAAACGCGCTAACGCCCCAAGTGCTGTGATGCTGTATGTCTGGGTGAACATAGTGCTGCCAACGTCTCGCACCTCTAAAGCAATGTCCACAACTGTGCCGCCAAAAATGGGCACAAATGTGCCTGACGTATTCTTTACTTGCACACTGATGCTGCTGTTGATGTTAACTGGTATTGCTGTTTGATCAACGTCTAACAGCTGCAAATTGACATAGCCTGCTTGTGCTTGCTCGTAAATGTTTGTTCGACCTGACGTGATTGACAGGTTAGCCAAAACAGCGTTTGTGTAAGCTGCGCCGTCGATCTCTACTAGCCAAACAGGCGACCATTGCGTCATGAAACTAAAGCACCAGCACCGGTGGTGCCACGATAAAAGCTGTCATTAAGTGTTTGCACAATTGTGCGTGCTGTACCTTCTTTATCGATTGCACCGTTGACTGTCAGGTTAATTGTTGGACTTCCCATGCTGGCACTTTCTGCAACTCTAAATTGTCCAGCGTTGAAATTAGTTATGCCTAATGCAGCTTGTGCAGCTTGCTCTGAGGCAACTTTGACACCATTGACTGATGTGACTCGACCTTGATTGTCCATTTCTACAACGTTTTCCACACCAGCGGCTTTAATGCTTTTTGCCGTAGGCGCGCCAAAACCAGAGGCAAAAGGTATTGAGCCAGTGGAGGGTGCAGCTGTGGTCGACGTGTCGTATCTGTTGGCTAAAGCTGTCGCCCCAGCTAAAACGGCTGCGCCAGCTGCAACAGCTGCAACACCCAAAATTGGATTAAGGGCAAAGGCAGCTGCAATACCAGCAACAATGGAGGACGTTTTTAAGCGGTTATAAGCACCGATAAGTGTAGTAATTAAGGCAATGGTTGCAGTGATACCAGCTGAAATTTTGGAAACAACAAAAATTGTTCCTATGACAGCGGCAAGACCAATTAACTCATCTTTCAAGCTGATGATCGTTTTGCTAACTTTTTTAACCTGCTCACCAAATTGATACGCGCCTTCTGTTCCGTTTTCTGTGGCTTCCTGCAAACTGCCTTGACCAGTAAGGGCGTTAATAAATGACTCTAAATTTGGCACGACTGTGCTTAAAACATAATCTGATAACTCCTCGACGACTGGTAGCAAGGCTGCGCCAATTGACTCTTTGGCTTCCTCTGTTGCAATGCGTATGCGCTCAAATTTAACCGCTGCTGTTTCAGCTGCACCTTCTGCAAAACGTCCGTAGGTTGTCTCCAACGACTCAATAATTGCTTGGTTGTCTTTTGATTTAAGCAGGTTTGCGTCAAGCCCTAAACCTAATTTGCCAAGTGCAACTGTGTTGCCGTCGTAAGCCTTGCCCAAAGCATTTGCGACTGTCTCAACTGGCTTGCCTGTCACAACCGCTAAATCAAGTGCAAGGTTGAGCAGACGTTGTGCCTCATCTACATCTTTTGTCGATCTAACAAGTCTGCCAAAAGCAGGGCGCAATTGATCGTCTGTAACACCAACAGCAATTGATGTTTTGGTGATGTAATCCTCAACGCCCTTTACCTGTGCCGCCGTCGCACCTGTGGTTGCCTTGATTGTTTCGTTTAACTTTTCCTGAGCTGCTGCGTCCTCGGCTGCTGCTTTTACTGAGTCGGCTGCAAACGCCAAAACGGCTGCACCAGCAACGGCAAATGCCAGTGCTGCTTTTTTGCCAAACTCTGTTGCCTTGTCGCCAAAGCTTTGCGTGCTGGTTTCGGCTTTTTTTAAGCCGTCAACTAAATCCTTTGTTTCGGCAAGTATGGATAATTTAAGGGTACGAGAACCAGCCATTAGTCGTACTTCCTAACGATCGTTGAAAACGCTTCTTCCCACTTCTTGACAATGTCAGGCTGAACGGTTCTAAGTGTTGGATAAATAAACCAACCGCGTGAACCGCGACCCTCACGACCTGACCACACTGGAAATTGCTTCAAACGGTTTGAACCGAATTCAGCACCGCCCCACAATTGTTGAGTCGTGCCGCCACCGCTTAATTTTTGACCCGCGAAACCAAAACTGATCTCGCCAATTTTGGACGATTTGGAAACTTTTGCACCTTCGGCAACGCGATTGTCTAGTCGGTTATTTGTACGACCAGCCGCGTCAACAATTTTGCCACGAACCCAAGTTGCAAGTTCGCTGGTGACTTTTTTCGCCTGGTTGATTGCTTCGTCGTCCATTGCCTTGAAAGAACGGACAATGGCGCGCAATTCATTCTTGTCGTAACTGATCGCGTCAGTTGCCATTTGCCTGCCTTTCCAAAATCTCAATGACCGTCAAAATGTCTTCGGCACTTACAAATTCGCTGGGCGGTAGCCCCGTTGCCAGGGCTATTTCCCAAACGATTCGATTTAGGCTTCCGACTGGGTGGCTTTTGGGTTTGCTTCACCGACGATCACTTCGGAAATGGTTTCCGTCCATGCTTCGATTGGCTTGACTGGTTTCCCAGCCGCTTCGCGCTTCATGGCGTGATAGGCAAGAAATACCAAATCGGAAATTCCGATTTTTTCCTGTGCCTGTGAAATTGTGTTGCCCGTGTGCTTTTCCCACTTAACCCACTCAGGTGGCGCAGCCGTGTAAGTTATCTGCGCCCCGTCGTTGTATTCAATTGTGATTGGTAACTTCATTTTGTCTCCCGATTGTTAATTCTTAGCTGAATGTCTCAGTAGGTGTTCCCACTACGACAAATGATAGGTCAACGGTCTGCGCGTCAGGTGCTGACCCGCCGACTGCTGGGAATACTGGCATGACGTTGAATGCAAAAACTGCACCCGAAACCGCAGTTAGTGAAACCGCCAATGTTGTGTTTGGTGCTGATTCGCAGGCAGTCCACAATGCTTCGCACAATGAACCTGACGCGCCCCAGTCTGCCAGCATTGAAACGTCAAATGTCCACTGATCGTCAATGTGCTTGTAAGCCTTGCCGTCAAGTGTTTGGTATGTCTCAACTGTTGGTGAGTTCGCAAGTGTCGCACTGGTCGCCTGTGCGTCGTAGTTCGTGGACGCGATCGTCAGTGTTAGATCGCGACCCGTGATGATCGTTGTTGCCACGTTTTCTCCTTAGGTTGTCTGTGTGTAATACGTTGAAACGTTGATGTCTGCGACAAGCATTGGTGACTGTCCAACTTCAAGAACCGTCGGCTTTTCGATTTGTCCAACAACGTATCCTGCGGGCATTGCCGCAAGAATTCCCATGATTAGTTTTTCCAGGTTATCAAGTGACCCTGCGTTGCTATTTGAAGCAACAATTGCCGTGATTGCAAAATTGATTTGAACCTTTGTTGACGCCTTGCCGATTAGGACAACTTCCATGTACGGCGAATTTGGCACAACCACAATTGCAGGTGGAATTGGTGACTCAGGCACGCTCGCATAGACGTTGGCAGATAACGCGCTGAAGGCGTTTGCTAAGGCTGCGCGTGTGTCGGAAACTGCATTGGCGGGCACTTATTGAACGACCGTTTCAACGTCCAGGTATGGCATAAGCAACGTGGACACACGATTGGTCAGGCTTCGTCCCATGCGGTACGGCGTCGAAGTGAAGTCCACGCCTTCGATCTGTCCACCAGCGGCAACGCGTGACTGGAAGACTTCCACGCTGACTGCCAAAATTGCAGATTCGATTGGTGCGCTGGTCGCGTATAGATCAGCTGCTGAATAACCCTGAAGTGTTGCCGTGCCCATTGGAATGATCTCGCGCAATGTGACATTTGATGAAGTCAATGCAGCGGTGAATGAATAAGGCGTTGCGGTTACGACGGTATGTGTTGCGGTGAAAGGTGCTGGCAACCCAGTCACAATGACTGATTGACCTGCCACAAAATGGTGATTGCGCTCAGTGTAGAAATAAGCGACATTTGACTCTAATTTGTAAGACTGGATTGCCGAAGTGTTTGCAACAAGCATTGGCAAAATGACGGCTTCGGCGGTGTTGATGATTTCGTCCAGATAACTGTCTGAATAAAGTGAAACGGACACGCCAAGCACCGTACGCAATTGACTCGCAGTGACAATGGCTGGCATGTCCGTTTCCTTTCGATCGGCTGCGGCGAGATCGGGAGAACCCGCCGCATGATTAGTTTTTGTCGATTACGACTTATTCACACCAAATGCGCCTGCTGCGATCTTTGTCGCAACTGCACCGAATGAATAAACGCCAACTGTGATTGAACCGTCAGCGGTTGATTCTGCACGCAACTGGTATGAAGTTCCCTCGTACCATGTGTATGCGTCAGGGTTGATAATCATGATTGAATCATCTGTGTCTGTTGTCGCAGCAGTGTTTGCAGTGACGTAAAGATCAAGACCAGCAACGCGTCCACGAAGTGAACCAGGTGTTGCAAGTCCTGGCTGATTCATTGGGTTTGTTACTTCGTTGTAGATTGGACGACCTGAATCGTTCAATGACATTAGGTTTGACCACTGTGAAGTGTTGACCAAAATGTTGCGTGCAAATGGATTTGCAAGACCAGCAGTTGCAGCATAAACGCTTGCTGAACCGCGTGCGATTACACCAAGCAACTCAGCAGCCGTTGGGTATGTTGTGATTCCTGTTCCGTCAGCAGTTGCGCCTGCAACTAACTGTGCGTTTGCGTAAGCGTCTTGCGCCTTAGCCATGGCTGCCACCATGTTTCTGAGTAATTCATCATAAAAGAGGGGCGAAGTGCGGGTCAACAATTCAACTGAGAATTTTTGTTGCCCAGCAAATTTCTTCACGTCCACTGATAGGAATGCAGAATTTTGATCTGTGTCTGAGAAAATTGCATCTTCAGCAGCAATTGCAACTGTTGGTGCAGCAGTGATCTTTGGAATTTCAAAAGTCATTCCAGCGTCAGGCAATGTGCCGCGAGAAATCGCGTCAATGCTTGGGCGGATTGTTGTTGATAGTCCGTTGATAACTTCAGACAACTGACGTGTTGGAACAAGTCCTGCGTTGTCTGTTGTGTTGTCAGCTGCTAAAACGTACTGACGCGCTGACTCGTCACCTGTTGCAGCAAGAACCTTGTTTTCAAGGTACTTTGCAGCAGTGATTTCAATGCGTGGTGTTGCTTTCCAACCACCAACTGCGTTTGCAGTTGCGGTGATTGACTGGGCGGCTTCAACCGTTTCGGCGGTTGCAGCGTCTTTGACGGTGTCTTCCACTTCGTCTTCTCCTTCTGTTGGTTGTGGTGCTTCAGGTTCGATTGTCGAATCTGAAATTTCTTCTTCAGTTGCAGCGACTGATTCAACGCGTGCTGATCGAATTGCAGGTTCGCTAGTTAACGCAACGCCTGTCAACTCACCCATAGAATGCGCACTGTGCCGTCCTTCAATGTTTCGTATTCGTCAAATGAAACTTCAACGCTGAACCCGTCGCGCAAACCTTCCTGCGCTTCGACCAATGCGTCATTGCCCGCAGTTGTTTCAGCAATTTTGAAAGTCGCGTCAATTCCCTTTTCGCTTGATTCAATTGAAAGTGTTTTGCCAATTCGACGTGTACGGTCGTGTTCAAGATTTAACAAAACCGCGGTTGGTTCGATTGAACCTGCAGCAATTGAACCTTGCCAATTGAAGCGTTCCCAGTTTCCTCGAACGTGACAATGCGCCCGGTGATTGTGCGACTGTTTGAATCGGCAGCCGTGATTTGCATTGGTGTGATCACTTTTTTCATAGCAGCATGTCTTCTTCCTCGCGTATTTCGTCGATCGACATTGCGCCGATACGATTTAAGATTTCATAAACCTGCGCGCGCTCGTAAGGGTTACCGCGTAGGAAATCGTCAAGGTCAAATGAAACGCGGTTGCCTGCTGGTGTAAAATCAGCAAATGACAAGCGTTGTTCAATGATTGACATGAAATTGCGGAATGCAAAATCAACCAGGTCGCGACGCTTATCTAGCGCGTTTGAATAAGTAAATGACGACTGTTGCGAATCTGTGAAGTAGGCGGGCAAACCGCATGCGCGTGATAATTCAAGTGCAACATAATTGCGGGCTTCGTTCAGCTGCAAATTCTTTGGGTCATAGCCCAATGTTTCAAGCGTTACGTCAGCATTCAAAAACGCCGTTGATTTGTTTGCACGCGCCGTGCGCCATGCGCTCAGCAACTTTGAAACACGATCTGCTGGAAGTGATGTGCCGT